TCCTGGCTTCGTCGAGGCGCCGGGTCTAACTTAGACCGATTTAGACCGGCCGTGACGCTCGAGGTGGTGACCAAGGACGGGCAGCTCTGGGGGTGGTTGACCCTGCCGACGATCTATGACTGGCTCACCCTAACGCCTGGGCACAGTGTGACTTACGCGCTTGACGACCTCGACGACTGGCGCCGCGTCGGCCGGGCCAAGCGGCCGCGGACGGTCCCGATGGTCCTGGACCTCTTCGCCAATGCCGGCGCCCAGGCGCGCCTGGTGTTCCGCGCCGAGCCGCATCCCCGTGCCCTGCTCCGACAGCTCCCCGAGTTCACGGCGTACGACCCGGAGCCGGCGCCGCCGCGACGGCAGCAGCCGTACCCACCGCTCGACTTCCCGCCCTTCGACGGCTAGGCGCGCGCGTCGTCGTCCGCGGCCGGCCGGCGCGTGGCAGCGGGCGCAGGGCGAGCTCGCGCTCGACGTGCGCGAGCCACGCCGCGACCAGGCCCGCCACAAACTCCTCCGCGGTCACGACGTAGTCGCGAGCCACGATCGACCAGTGTAGGGGGTTCACATCTAGCTCTCGCCGTGGTCGACGGCGCCGCCGAAATCCCGATCGGTGGCGCACAAGGACGGCACGAAGAGCGGCGGGCGCCAAGTCGGCAGTCAGACGAAAGCCAGCAAAGAGCTCAAGGCGTTTCTCGATCGCGTCTTCACCAAGGCGTTCGACGAGGCCTACGAGGTCGAGCTCGCCCAGCGCATCCGGACGTTCACGATCGACAGCAAGCTGCTCGTGCGGCTGCTCGAGTACTGGGCCGGCGCCCCGACCAAGCAACACACCGTCACTGGCACCGTCTCCCTGGCGCAGCTGATCGCCGGCACGGCGCCCGATACCGAGGACGAGGATGCAGCGTAGCGCCGTGCCGGTGCGTCGCCTGCGTGGCGCCGCGATCGCGCTGCTCGTGGCCTGGACCGGGGTGGCGCTGCTCGTCGCGGCTGCGCTCGCCTGTGTCCTTTAGCTTCGCGCCGGCTAAGGCCAAGCTCGCCGAGTATCGCGAGTGGCCGCACGGGGCCAAGAAGTTCGCCACCGAGCAATTCGGCGTCGAGCTCGACGTGTTCCAGGAGGAGATGCTCGAGGCCTGGGTGAATCCCCAAGCGCCGCGCATTTCGCTGCAAGCCGCAGCGGGCGTTGGGAAGTCCGCGTGTATGGCGTGGGCAGCCTGGCACTTCCTCTCGTGCTGCGTGCTCGACGCGTACTCGCCTCCCAAGGGCCTCGTCACCGGCGTCACCGACGCCAACCTGCGCGACAACTTCTGGGCCGAGCTCGCGACGTGGCAGGCGCGCTCACCCTATCTCACCGCGGCCTTCGAACACAGCGACACGCGCGTGTTCGCGCGCGAGAATCCTAAGAGCTGGTTTTTGGGCCGGCGGAACTGGCCGAAGACCGGCACCGCCGACGAGCAGGGCTCGACGCTCTCCGGGCTGCACGCGCGCAGCGTCGCGTGCTTCATCGACGAGAGCGGCTCTATACCTCCTACGGTATTGCGCGCCGCCGAGCAGGCCCTCGCCGACAAACCGCTGTGGGGAAAAATCGTCCAGGCCGGCAACCCCATCTCGCTCGACGGCATGCTGTACTTCGCGGCCAACCAGGCGCGTGGGCAGTGGTTTGTGATTCGGGTCACCAACGATCCCGACGATCCGAAGCGCGCCAAGCGCGGCGACCTCGAGTGGGCGCAGACCCAGGTGCGGCTGTACGGTCGGGACAATCCGTGGGTGATGGCCTATATCCTGGGCCTCTTCCCTCCGAGCTCCATCAACACACTGCTGGGCATCGAGGACGTGCATCGCGCGCAGCAGCGCATCGTCAAACCCGAAGAGTACCTGCACATGCAGCGCCGGCTCGGCGCCGACATCGCCCGATTCGGCGACGACCGCACGGTGTTGTTCCCGCGCCAGGGACGGCGCGTCTTCAAACCGATCGTGATGCGCGGCGCCGACACCGCGCAGGTGGCCGCGCGGCTCTACGCGGCGAAGATGGCCTGGCAGAGCGACCTCGAGATTGTCGACAGCGGTGCGATGGGCGCCGGCGTGATCGACCAGCTCCGCGTGTCGGGGGTGATGGTGTTGCCGGTCGCGTTCGGCGGCAAGCCAATCAGCCTGAAGTTCAAGAACAAACGCGCGGAAATGTGGTGGGACATGGCCGCCGGTATCAAGCGCGATTGGCAGTTGCCGCTCAACGTCGACGGCGACCTGGTCGCCGAGCTCACGACGCCGACCTACACCTTCCAGAACGGCACGCTGCTCCTCGAGGAAAAGGACCAGATCAAAAAGCGCCTGGGGCGCAGCCCTGACCTGGGCGACGCGCTCGCGGCGACGTGTGCCCTGCCCGATATGCCGCGCGAGCTCGTCGAGGGCCTGCGACACCGGCAGCAGGCCCAGGCTGACACCGAGTTCGATCCGCTACGCCCGCCGGCGTGAGAAGTCAAGCCCGTTATCCGTGACGCACCTGTGATGCTGAGAAACCGAGACACCGTCCGACCGCCGGTGACCTTCCGCCCGCGCGAGCTCGAGGAGCTCGATGCGCCCGAGCTCCCGCCTGGCGTCTTCGAGCGGCGCATCGCCCTGGCCGAAGCGCACGAACGCGAGTGGCGCGGCCGGCCCGAGGCGGTGATTCGCGCCGAGATGGAACGCGCGCTCGAGCGCCGCCGCCTCCGTCGTCGCGTCGCCTGAGGGGCTATATCTGCGCTCCTGCCACCAGTGGCGCGGGCCGACAGATCGATCGTGCCCGAGCCGGTCGTTGGAGTCGTCAACCCCGCAGGTGACCCCGCAGCAGTCTCGATCGGCAATGGCACCACGCTGACCGCGGAGGATGGGCGCGCGTATGTCGTGTCCAACCTGCGGCGCGTGCCGATGGTGCGCGAGGTCGACGGCGAACGTCGAGTCCACCTCGAGCCCATCGCGCTGACATTGCGCCGCGCGATCCCGAAGGTCCGCGGCAAACGCGCTCGCCTCCTCGAGAGACGCGAGCGTGCTCAGTTGCGGCGGTCGTCGGCGCATCAGGGGAAGGTGGCCGCGATCGCCGCGCGTCTTGAGCGAGAAGCGCCGCAGGTTGATTGGTGAGCACCACCGCACTGTCCGACGCCGAATCGGCCGCGCTCTCCTCGCTCTCGTATCAGCCCACGCCGCCTGAACCCGGGCAGGGGCTGCGCCTGGTCTACAGCCGCACGAAGGTCGAGGACCTGGTGGGCGCGATCGCGCGCACGCGTCGCGACCTGGCCGTCGCCGTCACCGTGAGCCACGAGCTCGCGAGCGAGACGCGCGCGGCCGACACCGCCATCGAGAACCTGCGGCTGCAGGAGCAGCGCCAGGTGCTCGAGCTCAATCGCTTCATCGACGCCCTGGCACGCCTCGCATGATGGCCGCGATCGCCTGGTTCGTCTCGTACTGCTCGCCGCTCTCCCTCCCCACGCGCCTCCCCCTGACGCGCGAGCGCCGGCAGATGTTCATCGCCCTCGTCCGTCAGGAGCTCCACCTGTAATGCCCGCGTATCCCGTCTTGTTCCCGTCGCCCAACCCGCAGGGACCGTCCCGCAAACCTGGCGCCGGCATCGTGTATGACGCCAACGGCCGCCCGATCGCGAACCCCGGCGGCATCACGCCTGGCATTCGCAATCCCGGCGAGGCCTCGCAGCCAGGCACGTACAGCGACGACCAGGTGATGGCCGATTGGGTCGCGCGCGGCGGCAAGCGCCAGCAGTTGATCGACAACCCGAAGCTGATGGAAGGCCTCCGGCGGGAAGGCCTCAAGGCGCACGCGCCCGTCACCAGCAACCAGTCGCGATCGATGGCGATGCAGTCGGCGATGCAGGCGGCCGCGCGTGTGCGCGCCGGCGCGTACTAAGTGGCAATCGGGACCGCCATCGGCCTGGCCGGCCACGCCTCCGGCCTGACCCCGCGGCAACGCAAAGAGGCGATCTACTCGACGCTCAAGACCGAGCGGAGCAGCTTCGACGCGCATTGGAACGAGCTCGCCGAGTTCATCCTGCCGCGCCGCTCGCGCTTCACGCTCTCCGACAAGAACCGCGGCGAGCGCCGCTCGCAGTCCATCATCGACAGCCAGCCGACGTTCGCGGCGCGCACGCTGCAGCACGGGCTGCACGCGGGGCTCACCTCGCCCGCGCGTCCCTGGTTCAAGCTCAGCACACCGGACCCTGACCTCGCCGAGTTCCAGTCAGTCAAAGAGTGGCTGCACCTGGTGACCTCGCGCATGCAGACGGTCTTCCTCAAGAGCAACCTCTATCAGGTACTGCCCACGCTCTACGCCGACCTGGGCGTGTTCGGCACCGCCGCGATGGGCTGGCTCGAGGACGACGACACGCTGATGCGTGGCTACTCCTATCCCGTCGGCAGCTACGTCCTGGGCCTCGACGCGCGGCTGCGCGTGACGACGTTCGCACGCGAGTACCGCCTGACGGTCGCCCAGGTGGTGACGACCTTCGGGGTCGTCGAGGGCACGCGCGACATTGACTGGTCGCGCCTCTCTGATGTGGTCAAGGACCATTGGGACCGCAGCGAGTACGAGACGCCCGTCGACGTGCTGTGGTTCGTCAGTCCCAACTACGCGCCCGACGACCAGGGGCTGACCGCGGCCGCGCGCATGCCGTGGCACTCGTGCTACTTCGAGATGGGCCGCGCCGACGAGAGCTACGCACGCGGCGGCGGCAAAGCGCGCTACCTGAAGGAAGGCGGCTACCGCTACTTCCCCATCTTCTCGCCGCGGTGGGACCTCACGGCCGAGGACACCTACGGCACGAGCTCGCCAGGCATCATCGCGCTCGGTGACGTGCGCCAGTTGCAGATGATGCAGCGGC